TATACTTTAATTATAACTTTTTATGAATATAGTTTGCTCAATTCATCTTTATCCTCCTCAGCATAATTGTGGTGCTGAATGGATGCTACATCACATCAATAAAGACTTGATAAGTAAAGGACATAATGTAAGAGTGCTTTTGCATCAAGCAAATCATTATAAGATTAAAAATAATTATGTCTTTGATGGTGTGGATGTTTTTCCGCCAAGTGAGAACGTAGTTGACAATTTAATGCGTTGGAGTGATGCAGTAATAACCCATTTGGACTATACAAGATGGACAGTAGGAGCTGCTAAACTTTATAAAAAACCAGTTTTTCATCTTATTCATAATAGCCATCCTTACCCAGAAATCATTAACGCAGAACGCAATCAACACGTTGTGTATAACTCTTTATGGCTAAAAGAGAAATTAAATTACAAATGGGATAACTTTATACTAACGCCTCCCGTTGACTATCGGATTTATGACCTTAAGATTGACCCAGCGAAGAACGAATACATTACTCTGATTAACACCAACGAGAACAAAGGCGGTAAGATATTTGAAGAGATTGCTCGTGCATTGCCAAATAAGCGATTTTTAGGCGTTTTGGGGAGCTATGATCATCAAATGACATCTAGCCTTCCAAATCTAAAATTAGTGCCTAATACGCCTGATATTGCGCAATACTACAAGCAAACAAGGATACTATTAATGCCGAGCGATTATGAGAGTTGGGGCAGAACGGCAACCGAGGCAATGTGCAGCGGAATCCCCGTTATAAGCACAATGGCCGATGGGTTGGTCGAAAACTGCGGGAAAGCGGGCATATTTATAAAGGATAGGAATGATATTAAAAGCTGGGTTAAGGCAATTACTGAACTGGATGACACCAAAAAATATAGTGAGGCATCCAAAAAAGCAAAAGAGAGATCAAGAGAGCATGACCCGCGAAAAGCGCTTGATGAGTTTGAGGCCTGGTTCAGAGAAATGGTTAATAAATATAAGTAAGTATGGCGATATATATAAACGGAACGGCGATCTTAGCTGATGGGGTCGTTGAACCAGTGAGCTTAACTGACGCAAAGAATTGGATGCGAATTGATTATACATCAGATGATACTTTAATACAATCATTGATAAATGCTTCAAGAATACATATTGAGAAATTAACTGGGGTAGCATTTGTAAATAAGTTGCTTAAAAGCTATATTCAGACAACTGGCTATGAGCCAAGCGTTTGGATGGTAGATTTGCCCTATGGACCAGTTATTTGCATTGACAGTGTTAAAATAAAAACTGGCATAAATAGCTGGGAAACACTTACTAAGAATGATGACTATGAGGTGATTGCGGGCAAATTGTGGCTTTATACTCAAGGCAATTATGAGGTGCAATACCAGAGTGGTTATAGCTCGGTTCCAGAGGACATAGCAAATGATATTTTAGCTTTGGTGTCTTGGCAGTACGAGAACAGAGGCAAGAAAATGAACGCTGATCCTCAAGCACTTATAAGCCAATATCCTAACTGGGATGGCTTAAATTATCATCAATATAAAAAGATTGTAATATAATGGCTGACGGGAAATTACATCTTAACCCAATTCTTTTTAATAAGTATATAAAAAACTTAGAAAAAAGAATAGGCAATAAGATTGAACAAGCTGACGCTGAATTTGAAGCTGGCATGACAGATATGGAGAGGATAGCTAAACAAAAAGCACCAGCTGATGAAGGATATTTAAGAGCTAGCATAAAAGCTGTAAAAGAAAGACCATTAACATACATTTTAAGAGCAAATACTAGATATGCGGCTTATGTAGAATTTGGTACTGGTAAATATGCTAAAAGTTATGTACAAGGTCTAGAGGAATATTGGAAAAAATTAGCTAGTAAATATTATAAAAATGGTAAAGGAAAGACTGATAGACAACCATTTTTTTATCCTACAGTGATGGAAACTCTACCAACTATTTATAGACGAATTAAGGAAGTATTAAAATGAAAGATTCTTCAAATAGTGTTAGGACAATATATGTAAATGCCTTAAATGGCAATATTACCTATAATGGTAAAGATGTTCCAGTTTATGGCCAAACTCCATTTAGAACTACACCTCAAAATTATGTAGTTATTGCAGACATAAATGAAGTAGCTAATAATACTAATAATTCATTTCAAAATAATGTTACGGTAAATATTGATATTTTTAGTGAGCAATATAGAATTAATGATTTATCTGTAGTTGACAATATAGCTAGTCAAATTTTGAATATATTAATCCCAGATACTCAAATAAATGGATTTAGCGATACTGATTTTATAATTTATCCAATGTCTAGAATAAATTCTTTATATTTACCTTTGCAAGATGGCGACAATTATGTTGCTCGTAAAATTATAACAATAAACAATTTAGTAAACCAAAAATAAAACAACAATGGCACAAGTACAAGGTTCTTTACAAAACATCGAGATTGACGTAGCTGGTGGTTCGTCATATAAAAACCTCGTGTGTTTGCGTACATCTAGCGTAAATTCTACGGTAGATTCAACCACCGATCAAACAAACTGTGGAGTTCTTACTGCGGTAGGTGAGCCACAAATGAGTTTGGATTTTGATGCAATTTGCGAAACCGCACCAACAATTGCTCAAGTTTCTTATAACTCTTTGCTTTCAGCATTTGCTAACAAAACTCTTGTTACAGTTAGAGTTCAAAACCCAACCGTAACTGGTTCAAGCACTGGTGCTGCATATTACCATCAATTTGCTGGTTATATCACATCTTTAACTTTTAACCAAGCTACAACCGAGTTCATTAACTTCTCTGGAACAATTGCTTCTACCGGAACAATTGACGTAACTGCATAATTATGAATTATACTACTATTACTATAAATGATGAAAAGATTGGATTAAAATTTGGCATGGCTTCTTTCAGATATTTGTCTGAAGGTAAATTTGTAGAAGGAAAATCTTTTCAAAATAACATAATAACTGAAATTGGTATTGCTCATATAATCTATAGTGGTTATATGAACAATTGCTTAGTAAAAGAAATAGAAGAAAAATATTCTTTCGAATTTTTTGTTGATTTAGTAGAATCTAAAATAAACGATTCTGTATTTATAGATCAATTAAAATCTATAATGGCAGTTTGGTCTCAATCAGATTTTATTAAAACACAACCAACAAATGATGCAAAAAAAAAGAATATTCGTGGGAAGAAATAGAATCTTTTGCATTTGGTCAATTATCTCTTAGACCACGAGAGTTTTATGATATAAGTCCTAGACATTTATCATTAATGCTCAAAGGTTATGAAGATAAAAAAGTTGACCATTATAAGCAAACTAGATTGTTGATGTTTACTATGGTGCGGTTAATGGGAGATCCAAAAACTGCACCAAAAACTCCAGAACAATTATGGGAACTACCTGGTGATGAAAATTCATCCAAGGTAGATGAGGACGAGTATAGAGAAATATTTAAAAGATTTCAAAAATGATAGATCAAGCCTTAATGATAGAATTAGGATTAGATCCTAAGCTAGTAAAAAAGGGTATTGATGAATTAACATCACTTTTAAAAACCCTTGACAAACAAAGAGCTTTATCTACATCTCAAGCAGATTTAGAAATCTTTAATAAGAAAATACAAATTGTTCAAGATGAAATTTCTAAATTAAAAAACTTTGGACTAGAAGATGTTGGTAATGATTTAGCAAAAGGAGCAAAAAGTGCTAGAACAGCTTTAACAAGTTTAAGTTTAGTAGCACAAGATTTGCCATTTGGTTTTATTGGTATTCAAAATAACTTACCTGGAGTAATACAAGGATTTGGTAATTTAACAACAAAATCTGGTGGTGTAATAAATGCATTTAAAGAAATAGGTTCGGCATTATTAGGGTCATCTGGTTTATTTTTAGCTTTTAGTGTTGTAACATCTGGTGTTACATTTTTAATAAAAGAATATGGAAGTTTAGGTGCTGGTATTGATGCATTATTTGGAAAAACCTTTAATTGGACAAAAGCTCTAAATGATGCACAAAAAGCACAAAAAGAATTTGCTGAAGAAGCTAAAAGCACTAATGAAATACAAAATGATGCTGCAAGTAATTATGCTGCAACTGCCTTAAAGCTACAGACCTTAAGCGATATAGTTTTAGATGCGGCCAATTCCGATAGAATTAGAAAAAATGCTCTTGAAGAATTAAAAGAACTAGATAAAGAAAGATTTAAAAACTTTAGTTTAGAAAAAGGTGCATTAGAAGGATTAAAAGTTGCAGTAGATAATTATACACAAGCATTAATTGCAAATTCAGTAGCAAAAGAGTATGAACAAGAAATTGGTAAAACAACTAAAAATTATTATGATCAATTAGATGTTTTATTAGACTTACAAAAAAATCTCGATAATCTAAATTCAACATATCCAAATTTAGCAGAAAACGCTAGAATATACAATGAACAGCAAAAAGAAATAGCTAAATCAAGAGGTACACTTTTTGCGCCAGTACGGGTTGGTGATATAAAAATTACAAGAGATTTTACTAATGCAGAGAAAAAGTTAATTGAAGAATTTAATCAATTAACTGCTGCAATATCAAATCAAGATTCAGTAATAACAAATGATTTATTTCCAAATCTAACTAAGTTACAAGAGAGATTTAAAGAAGTAACGGCAGCTGCATTAGAATTTTATCAACCTAAACCAGGTAAAGCAGATACTGCTGCTCAAAAGAAAAGATTAAAATTAGAGCAAGAAAATTTAAAGAATTTTGAAGCATTATTAAAAGAAATTCAGAAAAGAAGAGATGCTGCAAATCAAACAGAATTAGATTCTTATTTAGTTACATTAGACAAAAGAAATGAAGAAATATATAAAGCTGGCCAAAAACTTAATGAGGATCTTTTAAATTTAGATAAAGCAGGTTTTAAAAATAGTGAGTCTGCAAGAGAGGCATATAGAATAAGAATAGCAGAGATTAACAAAAAATATGACGAAGAAGAATTAAAAGAAAGAGCTAAAATTTTAAAAGCTGCAAATAAAGCTGAATTAGATGCTTATTTAGCAACATTAACAGATAGGGATGCTGAACTATTTAAAAGAGCATTAAAATTCAATGATGATATTGCAGCTGTGAGAAAAGCTGGTTTTAATGATTTAACATTAATAGAAGAAGGATATAGAGCCGATATACTTAAGATTAATGAAAAATATGATAAAAAACAACAAAAGAATTTTGAGGATGAACAAAGAAGATTAAAAAAACAATACGAAGAAATTAGAAATGTTCTTGAAAATGTATTTTTTCAACCTCTAACCGATTTGTTTGAAAATTTCTTAAATACAGGGAAATTTACATTTGAAGAGTTTAGAAAAACTGTTGTTGCAAATATTAAAAAAATAATTGCACAACTTGTTGCAAGTCAACTTATAAATACATTAGCTCAATTATTAACTCCTGGTTTTGCAGGAACTGGATCATTTTTCAGTAATTTATTATCTGGAAATGTAGCTACAAATAGACAATCATCTAGTGGTTTTCAAAGAGTTCAAAGTGTTGCAGCTCCAAATATAGGCGGGATATCAGGCGGTCTTGCATTAACTGGCGGTGTAAGTCTAGTATTAAGAGGAAGTGATCTAGTTGGATCAATTAATAGAACTAACGCACAAATACAAAGAGTAGGCTGATGGCTTTAGGTTTAAAATATACTATGTCATTTAAGACTGTTGCAGGTGTTGATTGCAAAGTTGAATTTCATATTGAAGGTTATAGTGGAAGTTCAATATCAATAGATGGTGCAGATAGTCCTTTTATTTTAAGAGAATACAATACAGATGACGAAATTTTTAAACCAGTAAGGGGTCAACAAGCTGATATAAATATAGTTGCTAATTCATCTTTAAATATAGAGGATTTTATAGGAAATGCTGATACATATTGTAAAGTATTTTTTTATTACTATAATATGATCACACCATTTTGGGAAGGCTGGCTTTCTCAAGATGATTTGCAACAAGAATGGACAAATCAAAATAAAATTATTGCATTAAAGGCATCAGATGGGTTTGGATATTTGAGAAGTCAATATTATGCAAGTACAACTGGTGCTGAGGTTAGAGGTATAAATACAATATTTTCATATATATATGATTGTTTATACAATACTTCTGCTTTTGATACAAGAAGATTATATTTTATAAATAGCTTATTTAATGATGCAATTGATGATACATCTGTTGTAAGTCCACTTGGACAACTTTATTTAGATGCAAGAACTTTTAGTGTTGGAGATGGAGAGTATGACGATAAATATACAGTACTTGAAAAAATAAATAAAGCATTTAATCAGACTGTATTTCAATATAACAATGGACTTTATACATTTAGATTAGAAGATATTTATTGCCCAACAAGTACAAATCTTAGAAGATATAGATACAATGCACTTGCATCACCAGCTTGGTCTCGAACAACAATTAGATATGATGTAAATATTGGTGTTAATCAATCCGTAAAGCCTATTGAGCCTAAAATGCTTAGGATGGTTAATAGGAATGTGAAGATGAATGAAAATGATTTCTTTTATAATTATCCAACCGAATTTATAGAAAATCAAAATTTTAGAAGAGGAACATTGATTAGTTCTACATCTAGTTTAAAAAGTTACACAGTTGAAGATTGGGATTTTTTAACTGGAACATTTGCATCACCTACAAATTCTACTGGTACAAAAGCAAGGTATGATGAAATTGATACAAATGGTTATATAACTGATTCATATATTCAAGGTGATTTTGGCTCTGGAGAACAATCTGTATATTGGAGAAATACTCCAGTATATCTTTATAAAAATGATAGTATAGATTTGTCATTTCTTTGGAGTCCTAAGGCTACACTTATAAAAGCTGATAAATTAACAGTTGCATTTGTATATTTAAAAGCTGGCAATACATCTTATTATTTTTTAGATGATAATGGCAACTGGAATCCACATACAAGTCCAGCAGTTGGTTATGAGGCTTTGACATTAAAGGCTGATGATAATACTACATTTACAAATGGTAGGTATTTAGAAAAATCAGTACTTAGTAAGCCTTTACCAGCAAACGGTTGGTTGTATGTAATATTTTTTGGTAATGGCAGATTCAGCCAAGTTCAATTTAGATATCAAGCAGCTTTAGCCAATGTTACAACATCAAATATTGCTGGATTCAAAGAGACATATACAAAATCAGAAGATATAAGGCAAAATGATATACAACAATTATATTTAGCTGATGTTGGATTACCAGCTCCTGCTATTGGGAATACCAATATTATGGGAGCTATAATATACTCACCAGGTACCGTTGGTACTACTGCTACATTGCCAACAGAACCAATTTGGTATCGCTTAAGATATAACTCAGAGTCATTTAGTTTTCTAAGAGAAAACTTAACAGCTAGATATAACTTTAATAAATTTAATAGGACAAAAATAGATGCAAACTTTTATGGAGTTGCAAATGGCAATACTCCAATAGGCTTGCTTAATACATTTATTTTTACTGACGATGATCCTAATAAAATTTATTATCTTACAAATTTAAAGGAGATGGACTTTGCAAATAATACTTGGAGTGGAACGCTGATTGAGGTTTGGGACACATCAAGAGATACTGATACTGCGACTACTTATCCTACTTACGCAAAAGATTTCTTATATAAATAATTATGGCAGACGTAGTTAAAGCAGAAGGTTTAGTCATAGCTCTTACAAAAGATGGTAATGTTTACCCTCTTGCTTGTACAAAAGATGCTACATTAAGTGTTAATAGGGAGTTGCTTGCACTTGCTCCTAAAACAGACGGCAAGTTTAAAGAATTTCTTCCATATAAAAGGCAATTTACTATAAGTGGAAATGGCTTGCTTAAATTAGATCAATCATATATGCACGGATTTGGCGTATTTGATTTATTTGATACAAGTGATACTTTATATACTGCTTATTTAGACATTATTGATAATCAAAATAATTTTAAGGTATATAAGTTTAGTTGTTATTTTACTGATGTAAGTTTGGAATCATCTAACGGTACTCAATTTTCAAGCTATTCTTATACTCTTCAAGGAAGTGGTCCATTTACTTTGGCTTCTGTTACTTCTCAACAAACCGTAACTTCTGGTCAAGTTACGGCACAAGACCCAGCAGTTAATAAATTAGTGGCAGTTGGAATAGGCGGAAAATGGTATTATAACTATGCCGTAACTGGAACTACTCCAAATTTTATTATTAATATTGGCACTTCATTTAATGGTCAAACGGCAACAATGGTGTATTTCGCAATATAAAAAAATTATGTAATTTTAATAGCAAATGGAAGCAAATTTCTGGTTAGTTTTAGGGATACAAACAATAGCATTTGGACTCGGTGCTATTCGTATTTATACCGATATGAAAATAAAGCTAAGAGAGCATGATCTTAGGCTAAAAACTCTTGAAAAGAAAGAGGACGAGACTGCGATTCAGTTCAAAGAAATTATGCAAGCTCTTAATGAAATTAAATTAGAATTAAAAGATAAAGCCGATAAGCCATGATAGGTGAATTAAACATGAAGCCGATAAAAAAGGGAGATACCTATGTTATCAGCTATTCTTTTTATGAAGATCAATGCGAGGATACACCTCTTGATGTATCTACTTATAGCTTTAAGCTACAAGCCAAGAACACTAGCGGAACGGTTATGATCGAGTGGCTTAATGCTACTTTTGTTCAGATCGATAACAATACAAGAAAAGTAACGTTAACTCCTACTCAAACTGCGGCTTATACGGCTGGTGAATATACCTACGAGCTTGAAGTAACGATCTCAACTAATAAATATACTTGGATGCAAGGCTACGTTGAAGTTCAAAACCAAGTTACCTCATAATGATATTAATAAAAGTTACATATACATCAACACAACCCGTCATAAAGGTTACTTATGATGTAACCGATATTACGATAAGTGGAGGGCAGCCGAGTCCCGTTTACGTAAATTTGGATTATAGTGCGAGTGGTGCGGCTACCAATATTACATCCGTAGGGCTTACAATGCCTACGGGTTTTAGTGTTGCAAATAGCCCTCTAACACAAAGCGGAACTTTGGCGGTTACTTATGCGGCTGGTTATAGCCTCCCTAGTGATGCCGAGCAAGCAACTTGGGACACTGCATATAATAGGAGCCTTACTGCGGCAAATGTAAGCGGTACGACAACCAAGACACTTACTCTTACAAAGCAAGATGGCTCGACTTTACAAGCATCTTGGAGCGATATTGATACGGCTCCCGTAACAAGTGTATTTGGCAGAACGGGCGATGTTGTAGCAACGGAGGGGGATTATAATTTAGGACAACTCGGAGATGTTACAATCACTTCACCAAGCACTAACCAAGTGCTTAAATACAATGGTACGGCATGGGTGAATGGTACGGATACCGATACGGGGCTTACAAGCGTAGGGCTTACAATGCCAGCCGCTTTTACGGTGAGTAATTCTCCTTTGACAAGCAATGGTACAATTGCGGTTACTGGGTCTGGGTTAGCATCTCAATATGTAAGAGGTGATGGAAGCCTTGGAGATTTTCCAAGTGGAGGCGGAGGGGGAGGTGCATCCGTATCGTATTATTTAAACGGATCAGTTAACCAAGGGACAATTGGTGGGGTTACTTATTACGAGATGAATAAGACTCCCATTTTCGGTGCTGGTACTAATTTTACAATAAATGCAAACGGATATATAGCATCATTTTTAACCGATGCAAATGATCCAAATTTGCTAAAGATACCTGCCGGTAACTGGAATTTTGAGACATTCTTC